GCATCTTTCGTCGCATTGCCCGAAGCATTCAGTTTGACGACATCGCCATAGAAAATCGACGTGCCTTCACCACTGCCAATCGGGATAAGACGGGTGGAGCCAGCAAAAACACGACCGCCGATCAGGTTGATAGTACGCAGCCCGTAGGGTGCGCTAACCGTCGGATAAGCCATATTTAACTCCTAAATTATTTAGTGCCTTTGCCAAAGGACACAGCAGACTTCCTGTCGTTAAACAAGGGCATCCGCTCGTCACTTTGACGCATAAAGCTGTTGTCAACTGCTTCCATCTGAGACGAGGCTTGCTTGCCGTAAAAGGCATCGCGTTGCCGGATAATCTCAATGGGGCACTTGCACAACAGCAGCCCACCAACCTCGATGTTGCCTTTAAAACGGCTGTTCGGGTCGGTATAAAGTTGCATCTCCGGATGATCTTCGGCCTTCACAGGCACCCAACCTTCACGGAATTTTGCGGAAGTATTCGTGGGATCAACTTTCCCCATAATAGCTGTCCGTATCCACCTGAACCCATACCCAGCTTCCGGTTTCGGATCGGGCAAGAGTTGAGCAGGCATCCATTGTTGACTACGCTGCGCGATTTCACGCGTGTCCATATCACGAGCAAGACGATTTTCAGCCATTTTGGGCCTCCTGAGCCGCAAGTTTTTTAGCGTAAAGCTCTAACGGTACGTTGAGCCTTTTTGCAATGTTAACTTGTGATTTAGTCAAAATTATTTTCTTTGCTCCAGTAGAGCGTGTTGCTGGTGCTACCACTGTAGCCGGTTTTTTGACCACAGACTCTTTATCATCACGCGTTTCACGCTGATCAAAAAAATCAGGAAAACGGCGACGCATATGTGCGTCGATTTGTTCGTAATACTCGTCACTACGCGGGTCTACGCCCGAATTGACCAACTGTTTGTGGCGAACAAGCGCGATGGCGGTCATTTCATCATCTGGCCCAAACCACTGGTTTTTAGCCTGCCAGCGCAGCGTTTTTTCGTCAGGTTTGGGCGTTGCTTGTACGTTTTGTTGACTTTCTACTACAGGATCAGACTCTTGTAAAGGGGTTGGCTTAAAATTATTTGCTTTTTCAAGTTTTAACTGCGCAGCCAATAACTCGCTCTGCGCCTCGACCAAGGCGTCAGCGTCAAACGCTTCATGTGCATCTTTGTATTTTTTCTTAGCAATTTGAAGCTCGGCTTCCGCAGCCGATTTTAACGTCCCGGCATAGACTTCTTCGCCTGTAGAAACGTATTTTTTAAGACGGCTGTTTTCGGCCATCAAAGTTTTTGCTACGCGTTCAAGCTCTTCACGCTCACGAAGCGCCGCTTCTTTAGCGCGGCGTTCATCATGCCGAAGATGGCTTATCTCTTTGATTCTACGACGAACTTTATCCCCGTAGGATTCCAGTTCTTCTTCCGTCACCTCTTCAACATTAGAGGCTTCGACATACCCACGATCTTGTTCCGGGGTGTCGTCTTTTACTTCAACGTCAACATCCCCCTCAATATCAAAATCTATTTTAGTATCTTCAGATTGCGCTTCGTTATTTGTTGCTTCTTTCTTGTCCTCGATCTCGTCGGGGAATTTAAACGCTTCTTTGTCAGCCATTTCCTACTCCTTTATTTGCGACGAATACCGCGAGGATCGTCAACTACACCCTCCACCGTATCGTCGTTGATGATGCGAAATTCACGACCATGAATATCCAGACGAGTGCCGGAATGAGACCGCACAATAATGAAGTCCCCCTCTTTACACCACGGGCCGCTGGGAAATTTGGTAGCGTCTTTATAGGCTTCAGGGCCAAGAGCAACCACAAACAAAACCGTGGTCAGAATTTCCTCATGCTGCATGGTCACGTCAGCCTTCACAATCCCATTATCGAATTTGTCTTCGATGTCAGGAATTGCGCATAGGATGTGATACCCGGTTGGTTTGGGTAGTTGCCTACCACGTTGCTCAAGCGGAATATCTTCTTCTACGGGCTGCGGTTTGATCTTCGTTGGATCGTTGGGATCAACTCCAATCAGGATGTCACTCATTGTCATTTTGCTCCAAATTTTTAACGAGGTCTAAAAGATGCCGCTCTGCAAAGGCTAGACCTTTAATTACCCCGCAGAGATGTTGATACTCTTCAAAATTTTTGCAGACGCCGGTAGCTAAATCGTCTGTGTAGTTATTCATATCCGCACGGAAGGCTTTATTAAGCTCTTCCGCGAAACGCGTGTAAATCATTTACGCTCCTTTAGGTTTGGTTTCCGGTTTTTCCCTCTGCATCTGTCTTTGATGCACTAACTGCTCACGATGCTTTGTAAGATCAATTGTGGATTTTTCTTTGCTCTTGCCAATCTCAACACCCAACCGTACCCCTTCGATCTGTTGCCGGGCTTTTGCGTCTTGCTCCTTGAGCCTGATTTCGTCAGCTTTGGCAGCGGCATCCAGCACGTCTTTCTTGGCTTTGCGTTGTACTTCGGCTTCCTTGATCTGGAGTTCTTTCTGCTGCATTTGAATAAGCGGGTCTTGCATGTTCTGTTGCGCTTGTTGCTGTGCAACCATCGCTTGGCTTTGCGCAAGAACCTGTGGTGCTGCCTGTGCCAACATTTTTGAAAGCTCGTACTCCATTTCGGCTGGCAACCCTTCAGAGGCATCGGGGAGCGGGGCACCAAGAGCCAGAGACATTTTGTTGCGGTACGCAAACCCAACGTGCTCGGCAATATGCGCCATGAGTGCGGCATGAATTGCCTGCGCTTTGGGGTTTTGCCCAATCAACTGTTGGATCAACGGGTCTTGAGCCGCCATGTTATGCACAGCGATATGCGCTTCGTGGTCTTGATACGCAAATGCTTTGACCGGTTTGCCCGCCAACACGTTTTGATTTTCTTGTACAGGATCAGTTGGTTTCAAATCATCAGCCGTCGGAATAAGTTTGTCGATATTCTTCAAACCCAAGACGTGCAGCATCTGCCGATGAAGCTCCGGCATGTCATAAATCTGCGGGGCTGTTGCAGATAGCTGCAACACGGCCTGATACTGAACAATCCGCTGGCTCATCGTAGCCGCGTTGGGGTCTGAAACCGGAACAATCTCCAGATGGTGGTAGTCTTCGTACCGCGCTTTTTTACCCTGTGGCGCGTCAACTTCATACGGATACTCCGTATGCGTGTTGGAGTCATCCCGTACAAGCTCAGCAATAAGTTGAAGCTCTTGCTTGAATGCGTAATGCACACGCGCTTGCACTGCGGACATGACTTTCAAAGTGCGCTCAAGAATGGCGAGCGTTGTACCGACAGGCGCTTGGGCTGACATATCGGACACTTTCATATCCGCAGTTGCCGCAAACCTGCGCCCCTCATCTACGATCTTGTCCAACAGCCCCGCCAACACCGCTGACGGCTCTTTATAAGGCAGCGGGAGAATGTTGTCGCGGATGGCTCCCGAACCCAAGTCAACATCGCGGAACTCACCCGGGGCAATCGGCGTGTCATCTCCCTTGATGCGCATGCCGCGTGACTTCAACCCGCCCGGCAGATTAGAGAGGGTGCCCGCGTCAACTAGCTGCCGGATGATACTGGTGGCGCTTTTGGCAAACCCGCCAATCAAATGGAACAGACCGAAGCCATAGGCACCAAACCCCGGAATGTACTGGTAGTGGACGTAGTGCAGCCGTTTGGCTTTTAGCTTGTCCGTCTCCTTCCAGTTGCGCCGGATAGACAATACTTGGTTTGTACCGTCAACGTACGTGACGATGTAGGGCAGTGCAACCCCGGTAGGCTCTCCGTGCTTGTCTGTATCCTCAAAGCCTTTCAAATCAAGATCGGCGCACACCTCATAAATAATGTACCGCGAATCATTGATTGCCGAAACGCCAAGCTCCGTATCTTTCCGTTTCTGAATGTCGTTAACAATCTTGGGCGGTTCACCAAGATCAACATCCAACCAGAACCCGTTGTATTGCAGGAGGGCAACCTCTTGTTTGGTCTTGCGCATGCGGTGTGTGATGCGCGGGCAAGTAAGCAACTCTGACGTGCCGTAGGGCAGGATAATGTCTTCGGCGGGGACAAAAGTCGAAGTCTGCCTGTCAAGGGCCGCGTCTTTATAAACCTTTTTAAATGCCGACCCCGCAGCGGGGAGACTAAACAGCATGCGCTCGTGCTCGGGTCTGAACTCCGACATATTCTCAGTCAACTGCCAATTCAGATCGTCTGACACACGCTCAGCGGCAGCGTCTTTTTCTTTTGTCTGCTTGCCGATAATCTTGGTTTTTGCAGGCCCCGCAGCGGGAAATGTCTCCATGATTGTTTCCGATTGAAACCGCACAACCGCTTCGGTAATCATCGGGTGAAACACACCGCAGGCTCCGGGCCACGGCTCGGAGCGCTCTTCGTACTTAAGCCCCAGCAACTGAATGCCTTCTTTCATCATCGTCTCCCAATCCTTGCGGGAGTTGATGTCGTTGGTTACTTCCGAAGACAAATCAGATACCAGAGTCAAAAGGTCGCGCTCGTCCATCTGCTCGGCCAAGTTGGCGTTGAAGTCCTCTTCGGCTTCCCCGGGCGTGATGTTAATCTCTACACCGTCAACCCCGATATTGACCTCTTCAGGATCAACAATCTCGATCTCAATCGGTTCTGCGTCCATCGCCTGCGCGCCTTGCGGTGCCTGATAGAGTGATTTCTCAATAGCCATAATGTGTCCTTAATAGTAAGCGCGGTTGCGGTGTGATCTAAACATCTTTGGCGGGTCGGGTTCATCAAGCGCCGTACCGACAAAGCCGCCCTGCCGAAACCGCAACAGCGCCTGCGTAGTTGTATCTACAAAGTCGTCGTGTTCCCCGACAGGGAACGCCGCAACCTCCTCAATAACCTCATGTGCCCAACGCTCATCCGGTGCCCACACACGTCCGCTTGCAAACAAGTCAGCAACCGCGTTGACACGAACGGTCTTGTCATTCCCCCGGCTTGGAGAAAACTCCTGCACCGGAATCCCCGCCATGCGAAGCTCCTGAATCAGCGGTGCTCCGGCAGCTTTTTTCTCAACGATGAACGCATCGGGCTTCCACTCTTTGTAGTGCTTTTGAGCAATTTCTTTAAGCTCCGGAAACTCCATCCTGTCTTTGAACGCATCCAACAGTATCACATGCGGGATGTTGTGATCCTCCTCGTTGTACCACACCCCCCACGTCGTGCAAGCACTATAGTCCGCGCTGGTCTTGGCCTCAAACGCCGTATCCCACGACTGAATGATGTACTGGCACTGCGGCGCGTACTCCTTCTCCCA